GGTATCGGGGTATCCCCTAGCAACACCGCGAACTTATCAAAGTCTACCGTGGTTGGGTCTTCGATCCCGTAAAAGTCTACAGGTAGAGGCTCGTCGTATTTATAATTGTGGGTACTTGGTACGCGCAACACACCCGCGGCGTCAGATGTACGAGACGGGTCAGCGTCAAACCCTTGATCTGCACATAACCTCTTTAGTCGTTCAGCGACAGGCCACCAATCTTCTCGGCACACAGGCTCGGTCAGTATCCAATATACATGGACGCCGCGTCCAGAGTTAATAAGTGTAGGTGTCGGGAGTTCGTTATTCTCACAGAACGTACGTAGCGCCTCAATAGCCACCGCCTGAGACGGGAACTCTTTGTTTGGCCCACAGTCTAAGTCCAAGAAGAAAGACTTCATCCACTGCATGTTGTTAGCTACGCGAGACCCTGCATCGAAGAACGTACCTAGTGCAAAGAAGGCGTTCCAACCATTGCTGTCCAGATCACGCGCGGCCTGTAACACCTCGTCAGTAGACGAGTAGAATTTCTGTTTAATCTGTTCGTTTGGTTTGACGCCCTTCAAGGCCCACACACAGTAGTACCCCTCGTGCGCCAACACCAAATCTAAAAATCTTTTATTTTTCATTGTTACCACTCATACCATAAGAGTAACCACGACTACCGAAATAGCCGTGGATTTATACTTAATCATCGTCGAACATGCTGTCCACAATATCGTTCAAGTCACCCTTGGATGCAGGAGCCGCCGCTTTACTAGCAGTCTTTTTTACTGGCTCCGCCTCAAACATGTCATCACTGTCTTCTGCAACAGCGGGTTTCGCGGCCAAAACATTATTTGTTTTAGGAGTTGCCGCAAAGGGATTAGGGTCTTCCATAACGAACCCACCGTCCACTGCACCAAACGGATTAGAGCGTTCCATCGGTACATACTTGACTACCTGCACAGCTTTCAGCCGCAAAGATACGCCTTGTTTACCACCAAAGTCATAGGGGATAAGTTGCACAGCTACGTTGACGGTACTGCCAGTAGTTAGCTGAAAGTCTGCCGCTAACGTGTTACCCTGCGAATCGTACTGGGCTGGTGTGTCCGTGACCTGCCCGTTGTACGCGCCTTTTAAACTAGACTTGTGCGTGATGGAGCCGTTGTCGTCTTTAACGAATGGGTTGGCTAACGCCTCTGCCCACTTGTCTTCGCGGTTTGCAACGTAGCAATCGCTCATGGTTTTAAACAGCGCCTTGGCTGTAGGGTTGTCCATACGGAACTGGATAGAAAACTCCGCGTTAACTTCCCGTGGACCGCAAGGCATACTGCGGTTGGCCTTTTTATCAAACGCGTACGTCTGATCTATGCGAGGCCATAGGGCTTCAACGCCCTCAATGATATATGATTCTGCCAATGTCGTTCTCCTTTGTTGGCTATACGTCTGTGTCTGCGTCGAAGTTAAACTCCAACTGTTCTTCTACAGGCTCATTTCTAATCTCGGCCTGCTCTGCTTCTTTTACCTTGCCTGTTAAGGACTCGGTTACGGAAGTCTTGTTAAAACGGTAGGTATTACCGATTTTAATATACGTGGATTTAGGGATGTGACCCTGCCGTACCCACGCACGGATAGTGGAAATGGATACTGCGAAATGCTTCGCCAAATCCTCTATTGGTACAAATGGTTCTGCCATTATTTTTTCCTTACTGATATAACGTATTCGGTGTCTATGTTCATACCCTTCGGCAGAACATCTGGATTTTCCTCCAAGAACTGTTTTACGTTGGTCTGGTTCAACCGTTTGTCTAAGAACTCAGGTACATCATGCTCTTTTATAAAGCCGTACATCTGTTCCCAATCACTTGTCCAATACTTGGTTTTAGTAGACCTAAAAAACAAACCCTCGGAGGTTCTAACACTCTCGACATTGTGGTTTTCACAGTAGTCCAGTAGTGCGTTCTTCAAGATTTCCTGTTGGCGCACCAACACTCCATCCTCTTCTTTAAACCGTGCGGATATTTCTGCTCTTTTAGCCCTTAGTTTTATGTAGGCTTTTGTCAGCTTATCCGCAGGGATGTCGGAATTATCCGTCATTTGCGTTCTCCTCTAGTAACGAGAATTATACTCTAGTGGTATAAAATACCCTAGTCAAGTATTTCTTTGTATAAGTCTATCATTTTTGTGTGTACGTCTATTCTGTTATCTAACAGTGAGTAAACACGCTTTTCCACAGCAGAGCCTTGCAACTGCACAACCGTACTTGGGTGCTTCTGCCCTGTCCTGTGGACCCTTGCGTTGGCCTGTAGGTACGTCTCTAGTGAAGGTGTCGGCCCCCACCACACCACAGTATTAGCGGCTGTTAACGTAACACCGTGCGCCGCGGACTGCGGTTGGATTACTAACACCCTAGGATCAGGGGTAGTTTGGAACCGTTTAAATATATCCGTGCGCTTCGACACTGGCACGTCACCACGTATTACTTCGGTGGTAACCCCGTCACTACGCAACTTGTCAGTCAATATGTCAATGGTGTGTTTAAACGGTACGAACACCAAAACCTTTTGACTGCTCTCGTCTATAACTTCTTTTAACACTTTATATCGGTGCTTTATGTCAAACTCTAAGGTATCGCCCTCGTCGGTATATACGGCCCCTGCGGATATTTGCAGTAGCTTGTTCATCATAACAGCGGCGTTAATCCCAGTGATCTCGTCGTCACCCACAGTCATTGTCATACTCTTCTTTAGCATGTCGTAGTATTTCTTCTGTTGGCGGGTAAGCTCCACGATACGTTTGGTGTATGTCATGTCAGGTAGATCAAGACATTCTTCTTTAGTGAACCGTATGGCGGGTTGTAGCACGTTAAACACAGTGTCCGAGGCGTGAGGTTTTATGATCCACCTAAACTGTGTAACCTTAGTCATAACCATATCCCGAAACGAACCGAAGAACCTTGGCACCGAGTTGGGGTTTACCATCTTTGCAAGTCCATACGCGTCAAGCGGTGACTGCGCGGCAGGTGTACCCGTCATCATCCACAGCCACGTATCGTCGTTGACCAACCTGCTCAGTACCTTCCACCGTTTAGATTGGGCGTTCTTATAATGTGTTGCCTCGTCCACAATGATAAGGTCAAAGCCACCATCCAATATGGTGTCGGCTACAATCTCTACGCCATCGTAGTTTATTATCACAAAGTCTGCGCCTTGCTCGATTATCGCCTTACGTTTCTTTGACGCTCCGTAGGCTATATCCACACTACGATGTGGGGCGAAGGTAAACAGGTCTTCACGCCATGCGCTGTCCATAATAGACAACGGGCATATAACAAGTACGCGGTTAATCTTACCCTGCTTCATCAGGAAGTCTGCCGCCCATATTGCAGATGCGGTCTTACCCGTACCCTGTTCGTTGAAGCAAAAGGACTTGCGGTTCATAGTAAAAAACGCCGCGGTCTTTTTCTGGTGGTCGAACGGCGCGTATTTACCTGTCCACTCGTACCTACCGTTTATAGGGGATGGCACGTCAATATTTAGATTACGCAAGCTGTGCGCTTCGTCTATCCCCCACTTGACCAACACCTCGTGGTCTTCCACAGCTTTACTTTTTGGTATCACTTCAGTGACACGTTTTGGATTGCGTAACTTTAACAGCAACGCCTTACCACCTACTATTTGCATGTAGTCCTCCTGTTTAGGGATTTCCCTAAATCATTTTTTCTTTTTGTAGTTACGTGCGCGGTTCTTGCTCGAACTCTCTATCTTCAAGCCATCTGAATTTTTGCCACCCTTCACCAAGGCTTTCTTGTGGCTAACATCTTTACCTTCGCGCTTATCAGCCTTACCGTTTTTGTTGCGGTCAACACCTTCTTTATCAACCTTGCGCCGTGCACGTTGGCGTTCCATACGTCTCTCGAACGTAGCACTACCTACGGGGGCGTTGACTTGCTTCTTACGTGGTTTTTTCATTAGTTGGCTCCATTATGAACACACTCGATTATAGGACAGTAGCGTCTGCATAACCCGTTAGGCCGTGCGTTCCACATGTCTTCCTTGGCCGCGGTTTCCATCTGCCCATACTTGCCGAGCCACTTTTCCCACAGCTTACTTTTATCATACTCCATGTATGTGTCTTTTACCAAATCATTACACACGACAAACAACAGCCCCGCACGTACCTTCTTTACCTGTGGATAACGTGCCATGAGTGATAAGGCCATCAACTCCAACTGTCCTTTGTCGGCGTACTTGGCAGACTTGCCCGTCTTGTAGTCCACAACTGTTGCCTCTTCGCCATCTAGTATTACTAGGTCGGCAATCCCACGGAACCAAACATCCGAGGCGTAGAAATCACAGGCTTCTAGGTTTTCTGTCAGGCCCATCTTTATCTCGCACAGCTTCTCACCACGTCTGTCCTTCAAAGATGTTAGGGCTTTAGACGCAAAGCTGAATTTCGCTGGTACAGGTACATCCTTACCAACGAAGTCTTCTGCCATTTTATGAAACTCGTTACCGTATAGTATGGCTTCTGTCTGAACAAACGGCACCTCCTTCAGTATATGCTTATGGTAATACTGTTTCGGGCATTGTTCAAAGTCTTTGATCTTGCTGAAGGACCACGGCCATACTTTTGTCATTCACATTCTCCGTATGATTTGCCTGTGCCACTCTCACAGGTGATGGGTAAACCTTCTGCCCAATCGGGTATCTGGCTCATACATTCTTCGACGTATATCCGTGCTACATCCAACTCGTCGTCAGTCACACAGGCCACAACGCTATCATGTACTGTTAGCACAACTTTGTATCGCTTGGCAATAAGTAACATTTGGTGGCCTATGATGCACCTTGCAACCGCTTGGCACACGTTCTCCACAACCTTACCGCCGTATATACGGTTCGGACCTTTTCGGGTCTTGTAGGTGTACTCTGGACCTCGTTCACCCCGTTCAACGGCCAAGCCATGATAGAACATAGGTAGGCCAGAAGGTAGAATTATGGCGCTCTGCTTTGCGTCCACAGTCAATATACCTTTACGCCCAAAGTCTACGGCGTCCCCACGTTGTAGGTACTGCACCATATTGTTCGCGGCTCTCCACAATGAACTGATCGAACCGTTGGCTTCGCGGTACACTTGAATGATGCGCCGCGCTTCCTCTAACTCTATGTACACGCCCATGCCTTGCAACTGTGCTTGGAACTTAACCGCACCCATGCCGTAACCTGCGCCAAGGATTGTGGTCTTACCCACGAACCGCTGTTCTTTGTTCACCCCGTCTACTGGCACGTTATAGATGCTAGACGCCATGTATTTGTACACGTCTTCACCCGCCGCGAACTGTGATACCAGATCATCCTGCCCTGCGAGCCATGCCAACACACGCGCCTCAATCTGTGAACTATCACAGTCAATCAGGGAATGTCCTTCGGGGGCTATGATGCTACCCTTTAACTTCTTGCCGTTAGGCCCACGGCTAGGCAGGTTTTGCAGGTTTATCTTATCGTCGCCACCCCACCTGCCAGTATGCGCCGCGTAGTATCTTACAGGCACAGGTAGAAGGCCACGGTCTGCGATGTCTATGAACCGCTGTGTGCGGGTTTCTTCCAAGGTAGACTTCGTTCCGAGCCTTGCGGCTACCAACGCTTGCACACGATCATCATCATGTTCTAACAAAAGTTTGAACTCCTCGTCGTTCTTGGCGAACGCAAAGGTTTCTTTTTCTGTAGTAGGGCTGATCTTCATGGGGGGTTTGACCCCAAAACCTTTTAGCAACTCCGCGAACTTCGGGTTGGACATCAGGTCTTTCTTATCCGTAATACCCGCATCAGCTAACAGGTCTTCCTTACGTTTCTTAACATCTTGCAGGTGTGAACGTAGCAGGTCGCGGTCCAAGTCTAGGGTTGGCTCAGTGAACATACGCAGGGTAGCGTCGATCAAACGTAGCTCTTCACGAGGGAAACGTTTAGCCATTATGCTAAACAACTTATAGGTAAGGTTCACGTCATTGACGCAGTAGTCGCCGTACCGCTCTAGGTCTTCGGGTGCAAAATCTCCACGCCGTTTCCCGATTGCGTTGAGTACCTCGTGCCCTTTAACACCGACACCGTACCTCTCAGATACCGCAGAGAGACTTGCGCGAGCTTCAGTCCCATGAAGAGCACGGGCGATACACAAAGTATCGGTATACATCCGAGGACGAATATCAAAACGCCAACT